CATTCTCCATATATATCATTTTAAGTAAAGGTTTATAAATGAATTCAGTATCGGGATTTCTTTTGAACCAAGATATAGAACTATTTCTGTGTCCCTGTATTGCCGCTTCAGTTCCATCTATCTTAGCATCTTCTAAATTCACTTCACCCATCTGAATAATTTTATCAACTTCAGGTAAAGTAAAAACAGGTTTTGTAGTTGAATAACAATATTTTAAAATCATACCGGCAACTCCGCAGTAGTCTTAGGTAAATAATGTAAGTCTTGTGCATTGACAGTGACTTTATCTTTAAGTGTTTTACTCACAAACTTCTTCACATCTTCTGGTTCAAGTTCATGCTCATCACAATATAGAAGAATAGCATCCATATGCGTGACTGCTTTATCTAGTACAATATCTTCAATAATTTTACTAAATCTTTTTGGTGTCATTGGTTCTGGATTAGTCATGCCTTGCCTTTTCATAAACATATAATCATTAGACTAATATACATTATTATAATAAAGAAGTCAAGGGATTTCTCCCTTGACTTTACACTTTTACCATTAGCGTTGTGAAACGAAAGAATTCATCTCATTTGCTAGTTTGCTGATATCTTCGAATGTCGGAAATGCTGGCATTTCTGGAAACTGAACATCTAGTCCTGCTTCTTTGTCTGCATAGTATTTCTCTTTAAGATTATTGATATCAGTGTGATATTGCTCTGTGAGCAACTCTCTGGCGCTTTGTATCATACTAAAGCGTAAGTCGAACGGATTACTCATACTATTTCTCCTTGTGTGTATGTGTGTAATGTAGGGTGAAGCAATTGCTTCTTCTGTTTCCAGGCGTCCCCACAACACCCAGAAGATTATGCCGCTAGGCGAACATCTTCATATGCAATGTTATCGTTTGCATTTATGTTTTTGAATTCTCTTCATGCCTTCTTAATGCAGTCGAACCTATTTCGCCCCCATCATAAACACACTATTCTTCAAACCAAAGAAGGAAATCAAAACTTCCTGTAATTTGATATAATACAAACATTAGAATACAAAACCAAATAAACCAGAATAAGTAAAAACCTAAGGTTCGATATATCTTTTCCATTGGAAGGTATTTTTCAAATAATGTTTGGATATCCCATACATATTTAAATTGTATAAACCAACAGAACCATCTTACATATTTGTTTGGCGTATTTTCTTTTGTTATCTTAGTCATATTTCCTTAGTGTGTTTATGGTGGAGGCGGTGGGTACTGCCCCCACGTCCTACAATCCTCCAACATGTGTCATCAAATTCAATTCTATTTATACTACATTCAAGCAACTTTGTCAAGAACATATGGGTCGATATCTAGATATTTACCCCATTCAGTATAGTAGTGTCTCATACCTACTTCATCATGTATAGTTCCATTCTCATGTCTTCCATGTAGAATGTTTCTTGTTTCTGTACCTTCACGCATTGTTGTGCCTTGACCTGCTACACCAATAAGGTCTTCGTGCAAGTTTCTACCGAAAGGTCCCCATATACTATTGTGATGCTTGATACGAGTTTGTCTTTCTTCTGGTGTATCTTTTCTTAATCCATATCCACGAAACTCAATCAATACTTTATTCGGACCAAGTGGTGTTACTGTGTCTGAACGATATGCACTCCCACGGAGGTTAAAGTTGAATCCTGGAAAGAGGTCGACCATGTACCACTGGTTGGGCGGCAGATTGGGAAAAGATAAATCCCCTCTATCTTCAAATCCGTCATACTCTTCGTAATTAACAGTAAAACTACTAACATTAACATGACCGTTATCAAAAGGAATATTTTTTCTAGCGAAATATTCATCATTGAATCCTGACACTCTATTAAAGTAATGCATGAAGTCGTGATAGAATTCACTGTTTGTGTCATGCCACAGTTTGTAGTTTGTATCTATCACTGCTTTGTGATAGTGAAAGACTTCCATTTCTTCTGTGTCGATTGCGTCTGCGATACAATCAAATGCACCTGCAGTCCACTCTTCTACAGATTGTGTGGGGTTAGGGTTAAGTGTTACCCACACCATACCCCCATGCTTGACTTCACAATATATCTCATTACCTTCGTAAGGACAAGATAAACAACCAGAGACTTGCTCAATAGAATGGTCTCTGAATGCTCTAACACCATCATGGTCATTCACTGCAATTACATTCACACCTGCTATTTGCGTAGTGCGAAACTCACCTGTCTCATACATCTCAGAGATGTGACACATTGGTACCCAGACTTTGCTGAATATTAGTTCTTGTTCTTGTTTGTATACTTCGTAGTTATTATATGCTCTACTACTAATTGCTTCTATTCGTGGTGCTGATGACCACTGCTTATGATTACGAGGTGGCATACTAGTCTCCTTTCTGCCATATCAAATATTTATTTCTCAAGCAATATTTTTTGTTACTATCACTTAATAGGAAGTTCGTATACCGGTTTCTGCTTTTTTAAAAATTAAACTATTAATTTCTAAACCTTTACCCATAGAGATGAAGCAAGTAATTTTATTCGGAGGTATGAATTCTAAAATAGTAATAGTTCCAGTATCGACATTACCAATTATTTCAATTCCAGTTTGAATATCACTGACGTATCTCATTATACCAATTTCACCATGAGACTGTTGAAAATTTTTCTTAACCACATCATATTCATCAGAAGTACAAGTAACATTTTTGCTAGATTGAAATACACTAGGTTCTGGTTCTACTTCAGGTAAGTCTTTCGGTTCTGCACTAGCAAAACCTGCTAAAAATGATATAGACCAAATTAGTATTATTACATATACTACATTTTTCATTTTACTTTCCTTTGCTCAATGTATGAGCATATTAAAAGGCATTGTAATTCTAAACTCATCTTCATAATGAGCAGGCATATCATGTTCTAACCAACCAGGAAAGAAAACTACTTTGCCTTTTTCAGCAACTTCGACATGAGGTTGCCAATTGAATACTTGAGGTCTAGGATCATAAAAATTTGTTTGACCAATAGTATCAAAGTAAACAATAGCACATATCATTTCTTTACCGCCATGATTGTGCTTTGAGTGAACATTACCTTTAGGTACATAATTAAAGAAACTATTCTCCACTCTTACTCGGCGTTCTGACAATTTTGTTGCAACTCTAACAACATTGTCACTAATCAATTTACAAGAAGAACCTATACTATCAACAGTTTCTAAAAAAGTATTGTAAGTGGTAAAGTATTGTTGAATTCCACTTTTATTATTTTTAGCATACTCTACTAATTCTTCTTTACAATCATCAACAAGTGATGTTGGTAAAAAGTATTTATATAAGTTTGAGGAAAAGAGTTGAATGTTGTCAATATCCATGAGCATCTCGCCATGCATCTCTGACACTTCGATATTGTTCTATGTAATCATCTCTCTTAACTTTGAATAGTTGTGCTTCATCACCCTCAACTGCAATCAAGATACAAATCTGGTCAATAGGTTTTGCAGTTCTCTCTTCGAACATAACTGCATATGCCGCACCTTGCATGAAGTAATTGCTGATGTACTCTTCTTTTTTTGGTTTACTTGCTGTCTTGAAATCGATAATAGACAAACGATTATCAAACTCAGCAACGCAATCTACACGACCTGCAGTTTGTAGAAACTTTGAGTACATAGTTTTTTCTTGAAAGTGTATATTGTCTATACGATGTAAGAAAGGTTTAATACTACTGAACATAGACATCTCACCAGGACCCTCAATCTTAGGTTCTTTATTGTTGAGATAGTCTTCGCACTGATAATGAAATCTTGTACCTCTTGATGATGCTTGGCGAGATATCTTGTTCGCCGCTTCATCACCTACTCGCTTGCGCCACTCCATAATACCTTTACGAGTGTGCCAACCTAAGACTGTAGTAACTGATGGATATTTTTGACCATCTGGTGTAACGTACAGTCTTAGGTTGTCGTTTTGCTCAGTTGTTAATTCTGGTAGACTATTATTATAATCAATTTCTTCAATGTGTGTATATTTCACTTTTTCATCCTCTAGTGTGAATATAACACACTATAATGTAATTGTCAAGTCTTTATAGAATTTCTATCTGCTTCTCTAGTATTTTCGTCATCATCACTCTCGGCGAGTTCTATTGCGTATTCAGTTGTATCGTTATTACGATTTGTCCAACCTCTACCGAAAGTATCAAATGTACTCAAACTCTCATAATAGTCTTGACGATTTGATTGATACTTCTTGATAGTTTCTACTAGACCATTCTCTTTCACATATGCCTTTAGTGCTTTAAGGGTATTAGGTCCAATCCCACCATCTGCAGTAGTGCCAATCATCTTCTGCAAATATTTTGCGGCACGACCTGTACCTGCATTTACTCCAAAGTCAAAAACACACAAGTCTAGACCATCAGGAAGTTTGTCTCCCTTAATTCTATCCCAATAGTTTTTCTTATAGATTGGTCTTACATCATCTTCTGTTAAGTCTTTCATATCTTGTTCAGATACTTCGTGACCAACCCACTCTTCATAAACTCTCTTGGTGACACCCATATTCGTGATACCACCAGGGTCTTTTGGATGATTTACATAACCACCCTCATGAATGAGAACTTTAGAAATGCAGTTTCCCCAATTCTCTTTTGCCATCTTTATTCTCCTTTGAATATTGTCCAAGCACCGTATGCAATCGCACCATATGCTACAATATCAGCGATTGGTGCAAAAATTAAAAATGCTACGCCAGCACCAATAAGCACTGCTCCATCCCAACTAGTTCTTTCGCCAATTCTTGCGTTAATCCATTTTCTCATTTTACTTCTCCTTTCAGGCAACTTGTCGCATCTTCTTGTCTATGCTTTCAAATGTATTTTCATATTGTTTTTGGTTCTTGCTTAATATATATTCCTTCACAAGACCACTTCTTACGATATCTTCTTCTTTAAAGTCAATTGTTTCAAAACATTTCATAGATTTGATTATATCCATAAACTGAATGAGACCTCTTTGTTCTGCATTGTTCTTCAAATCAGTTTGCATAAAGTCTCCACAGAAAGCAATGCGCGAGTTTTCTCCCACTCTAGTGATGATTGTATCTAATTCATGAAAATTTAAATTCTGACATTCATCAACAATAATAAATGCATCCCTTAGTGTAATGCCTCTGATATATGAAGTAGGTATAAATTCTACTATATCCTGATACTTTGCAAGTTCATAAGGGTTCTCTATGTTAGGAAACATTTCGTCAAATAGTGAGTAGTAGGGTTCGGTGTAAACACTCATCTTCTCTTCTTGTGAACCAGGTAAGAAACCAATATCTCTTGTCGGTAGCATAGACCTTACAATATAAAGTTTCTGTTGCTCTACTCTTTGAGATAAAATTGCTTTCATTGCTAGATAAATCATAATAAATGTTTTACCTGTTCCAGCGCATCCATGCAACATCAAATGTTTATCATCATTAAATGCTTCGAATGTTTTTTCTTGATTTTCCGTAATCGGATTTATTCTTTTAATTGAAGTCTTAGTTAAACATTTTGCTTTTACTGCTGTGGACTTTTGTCTTGACATTAATTTCTCCTCTACATGTCATGCATTGTATTGAAGCATCAAATAACATCATCAATCTTTTTTATATGGACACACTCCTTTTTGTTTATACCCAAATACTTCTTTGAATTTTCTATATGCTTTCGCTCCACTCCAGTGAGCATTCATAAAGTAAAACATCTGACGGTCTCTTTCACGCTCTTCTTCTGTAGACTTTCGAACTTCTAATGGTAACATTTCTCTTTTGATTGGTATATGACAAATCAATGGGTCACCAAAATTCATAGAAAATTGAATACCTTTTCTCTTAATAAAGAAAAACATATTACTTTCGTGCCAGTAATCTGTATTTAATATACCTGGCATTACTTGCAGACAATCATTAAAATGATATGTTGGATCAGTGTATAAAACACTCCAACCAGGAGGAGTACATATTCTCCAAGGTGTTTCTAATTTAAGTAAAGTGGTGCACCACTCTTCAGGTAGTTGTTCTACCATAGTAGTGTATTGAGCATCAGGATGTATTTTAAAATGAACTGTGGTTTCAGGTCTTTTTTGAAATGCTCTCCAGTCTCCAATTTCTTCTGTAGTATATCCTATACCTTGTAAGTATTGATGCACGGTATCACTGTCTGGATTCAACATTTCAAGTTTAGTAAAGTCACTACTTCTAGTTTCCCAGTCGGCACCTAGTGTTTCACTTCCATCAGTTGCAGTATGGGCAAGTACTTGTGTTCCGTCTAATGTTGTAGTAATAATAGCATTAGACCAGAAAGGGACCATGTATCCAGTTGTCATGATATCTTGCATACCAGGACATGTTTTGATAGTCTGTCCATCAGTTCCAAAATCAGGATGAATACCTATAGGGGCGTTCCTTTGTAATTGTCCCACTAAAGATTTAGTATTTTCTACATTTTGTTTAGGTAATTTTTTATACCACTCTGGAATCCAGCGAGACATTGGTTTAGGTGCCGCCCACTTTTCCATACCTTCAATATGCGAATAGTATTGCATCTTTGGTGGAGTGTAACTTTTCTTTGCTAACCATTGAGCAAAGTCTTGAATGATTTCTCTCACTTTTTATTCCTATGCTTTTCCAAAATACTTTTTGTTTTAACTTCAGCATTCGTTTTAGAACGATAACTATCTAAGTTCGAACCTGGATTCTTTTCTGCAATTCTAGAAAATACTTCTCGCATACCATCGGATTCTTTATTGCGAATAGAAACTCCACCCACAATAGCAGGTGCAGATACAATTTTATCGAGATGCGGGTTCGTTTTTTTGAAATCATCCAATTCTGATATTGACATGAAATGTTCTTCAACTTCTCCAGTTGCTTGGTTTATAAAATTATATGTTGGCATATTCTGTATCACTATTTAGATTTGTAAGATTGTACCAGTCAGGTACATTACGTTTAGACCACACAGCAAAAGTCTTTTTTGCCACGCGATAGAAATTACGATAAGCAGAAATACTATCACCTTCTACCATGCATTGCGGAAATTGTTTCATTGCTTGCGGAGGTTCGACAAAAGATTTGTCTTCGATGTTACTAGGGGGTGTTGCTAGAATTTCATTGAGTAAATCGTAACTTTTGTGGGAGTGTCCGTAACGATATACGAATTCTTCATGAAGTTCAGTCCAGAGTGAGTACAACCACTCATAATGAGAACGAGACTGACGAGTCCAAACACCCGAAGGATGATTGACATGACATGCTTTGTATATAATGTTCTCATAATTGTCGGATAGTCTCCAGCGTTTTACTCTACGACCAGTCTGCGATTTACCTATGTATTCATCGCCGTCTAAGACCCTGTGGGCGGTCGACATCAGTTGTGCATACTCGACAAGCATCTTACTCACATGTTTGTCTACATGCCACTCAGCGCACGTTTTAGGGTCGTTGTGTAGATAGAATATATTCATTGTCACCTCTTTGTATCATATATGTTACATTATACAGTCTTATGCTCTATATGTTAAGCATAATTTACATATTCTCTTCAAGTTTCTTTTGCAACTTGCGCCAGCGTCTTACTGCTTCTTTTTTCTTACGCTGTTTCTTTTCGGATGGTTT